ACTGTGTTGAAGTACAAAAAAGTCCTATAGAAGGGTTTGGGTTATTTGCAGTAGATAATATCGATGAGGAATTTGATTTGGGTATGTCACATATAAAAGTTCCAATAATACAAGGTTATGTAAGAACATCTATTGGAGGGTTTTTAAATCACTCAGAAGACTCTAATTGCTATCTTAGTGAACAATTAGATTGGGACGACTATAGAGTTTATAACGTAATAACGTCAAAAAAAATTAGTATTGGCGAAGAGCTTACGCTAAACTATCATTTGGACGGTTTGAATTATGGCAAAAAAGAAACTAAATAAAGTTATAAAAGGATTGCAGAAAGCAAGTAAAACACACGCTAAACAAGCAAAAACTTTACAATCTATAAAGATGAAAAAAGGTGGCAAGGTTAAAAGCGGTGGCAAAATTTGTCCAGAAGGTAAAGCTTGGGCTAGAAGAACTTTTGATACATACCCATCTGCTTATGCAAATATGGCTGCTTCTAAATATTGTAAAGACCCAAATTATGCAAAGGGCAGCAAGAAAAGAAAGAAAAAAGCAGCAGGTGGTTTTGTTTCAATTCGTGGTCAAGGTGCAGTGATGTCAAACAGGTTAAGATAATGGGACAATTAGCTGAATGGAGAAAACAAAACTGGGTGCGTATAGGAACAGATGGTTCAATCAAAGGACCATGTGGTACAAGCAAAGATAAAAAAAACCCAGATAGATGTTTACCAGCAGCTAAAGCAAGAAG